ATTGGTATGAAGCGACCAAGTGGATAGCGTTGGACATAGTTGATAGCTGCACTCTCAAGGTTAGCCTGCGTTCTACGTGCATCACGGGGGTCGTCGTGATAACCTGATGTTTCGAGGAGATTGAGAGCCATCTGCATGCAACGAGTTTCGGCGTCTTCGTTACTACGATAGTAAGCGAGCGCCTGCGACCAGCGATCAGGATGTAGTGCATTGGCGAATACACGGTCAGCATATTTGTAGATAGCATCTAGCCTGCCTCCATCATCGTTCTTGTCGTTCATTATACTGTGTATAAGATCAAAGAAGCGACAAGCTGCAAAGACGTCATGCATCGCGCGACCAGCTTCGAGAGCTAGTACACGTTCGACACCAGCAGATAAACGCTTACCATGCCAAGAGTTGATGATCCCCCAACGTGGGCATGTGTTCACGGCTGTTAGGGTGGAGTAGTCTACCCACGGGATCGTGGTGTCTGTGGTAGGACGTATGATCACAACATCACCTCTTACCGTTGAGTATCTCAGACACACGACCAGCATTGCGTAAGCCTGTGCGACGAGCGATGTCTGTCTCTGTCAGATTGAGGTTCTCATGTAGCTTGTGTACTTTAGCCTTCATCTCATCAGTGATGACCTGTGACACAGGGCGTGCGTGGCGAATGTACTTCTCACGTGTCATGAGTGACACAGCTTTACGCAATTGACGTTTAAGAGATGGGTCGTCTATACACTGTATAACGGCTTCGATCATATCACGTGCGAGGGGGATGTTTGACATCAGTGAATGTCCTCCGAAGCTTCGTTGTCAGGGTGCATTGCTTTACGTACGGCGGCCCAATCGTCTTTCAGGCGAGCACCTACGGCTGCGATGTTCGCTACAATGTCGGCCATCTTGTCGACTGTGCGTACGATCTGTTGCATCTCCTGACGTAACATCTCGTTGTCCTCTGCGAGACGTTCGACAGCTTTAATCATACCACGTTCAGTGCCGTGTTCTTTGATCAATGCACGAACGTCACGTGCGCGTTGTACGTAGTTAACCATTGGTCTTCTCCTCTTTCACATTAGCGATGTCGATGTCTGTGTATTGTAGAGCGAGCGCACGCATATCGTATACGAGTTCTTCAAGCTTTTCGAGCGCCTTGTGTGTGCGTTCTAGTTGTTTCTCCACTTGATCTTGTTTCTTTTCGAACTTCATCAGCGCAGCGGCGGAGGTGATTTGTTGTTTAGCACGTGCAGCTTGGCGCATGAGTTCTACAACACGCAAGCGACGTTCGCGTAGATGTTGTAAGAACATGTCTTGCTCGATGTCTGTCATCGTCAACAACGAGCGAGGATTGATAGCGTCATCAACAGAAACGCCAGCACTGCTTGTTACAGCAGGCTGGCGCAGCTTGACGACTTTGTTATCGTCGTCGACTGTCATATGTTACACCACTGGTTTGGCACTGATCACGAGTGCGGGCATTGACTTCTTACTGACCTTGTTGATAGCTGCGTCGATGATGTCCACCTTTACACCTTGTCTGACTAACTCTGTGCGCAACTCATCGATGTCCGTACGCACGGCGGGCTTGTTAGCTGCGAAGTCAAGCTGCCAATCAACACCGACGAGGTTGGTGGTTGACTTCTGCATCATCTCCACTGCGGAGTTGCGCACCATCGCAACGTGTGTGGGATGTTCATCAATGACGAGACGCTTGATGGCTTCGTAGCGTTTCTCTGCCTGTGTACGTAACAACGAAGCGGTTAAGAACTCTGCAGCGTGTTGGTCAACTGTGTCTTGCACAGTGGCAGGAGCGGGGAAGTCGGTTATACAGTGTATAGCGCGTGCTTCGAGTGGGAGTTCGGTCACGCCGTTCTTGTTGATCTTAGCCTTGGTAGTAGACATCACGTGTCTCCTTTGCTTGTGTGATTATGTATTATAGCACATGCAGGATCACCTGCAAGTCGGCTGTTTTTGAGGTCGTTGAGACGTGTGCGTCGTTGTGCAGCGTACTCATCACCCCAAGGCCACGCGATGTGTTTGTACACCTTACGTAGTCGGATCTTGCGTATCACACTAACGTCGAGTGACATGTTGTAACCTTCGCGCATCTTCTCTGCTACGAACTCAGCCGTGCAGCCGAGTTCCAACATCTGCATGATGCGTTTGACGTGGAAGTGTTTCATGCCTACGCGTTCACGTTCAAGCATGTCACGTACGTTGTCAGCTTGGCGACCGACAGTTATGTGGTGAGGGTTGCAGCACCATGAGTGGTCGCATGAGTGGCGAATGACGTCGCCCTTTTGTAGCTTATACCCTGTATAGAGTTCGAAGACGACGCGGTAGACGTAGTAGTGTGTACGACCCAACACAACACGCGGACGATACTCTTCACGTGTGCCTTTGCCATGTGCGCCAAGCCATTCCCAACATAGTTCCTTACTGCCATCGTGCATGTTGATGCGACGGAATACGTCGTAGTCTTCACCACGTGTACGACGGCCGCGCAGAGGTTTGGTGCGTTGTAGTTTCTGCTTAGCACGTTGCTCTATGACATGTGCAGGTATCGGTTTCTTATCCACCTCTTCACTCCCACAATGGTGACGATGATTGGTAGCATGTACACAAGCAACAGCAATGTGACTTCGGTCTTGTAGTAGTATGCATACCATTGGATGGTGTAGATGAGATCATTGTCTATCATCTGTTGGCTTTCGTGTGAACTCATCACGGATGCGTTCGAATAGGTCTGCGGCTTCGAGCAGTGTGTGTGCATCTTCAGGCAGCATGTTAGGACTAAGGCCTGCCATCATGCGTAGACGGTCGATCATTTCTGTGAGTTCGTTGAGTTGTTTGCGCTTCATCACGTGTACCTCAGAGTGGCGGTCGCATGCATGACCCCGGCATGTGTGTGCCGGGGCCTATACACTGTATAACGTCAATCAGCCGTGTCGATCTCATATATCTCAAGCATCAACGCAGCGCATTTGTCGATGAGTAGGTTCTGCATGTGGCGTGAGTTGTCTGACACGTGTTCGTGGTGGTGGAGGTATTCTTCGTACATAGTGCCGAGCAGCTTCTCAAAGCCTAAGTCGAACACAGCTTCGGAGATGTAGATGATGCCTTCGCGGTAGTAGCCGAGCGTATCATCGGGTAGAGATACACACAAGACAACGAGTGTAGGGTCGATCATACATCGGTGATGATGCAGCACAGCGATGGCGCGTTTGACTAACGCCAGTTGATGGCGCGTTGGTTGGTAGACTGTGATCTGTTTGTCGAATGGTAGTTGTTTGGTGTATAGATCACGTGCCCACATAGGCATCGATTGGTGATGCTCGATGAGATAGGCACATGCACGTAAGAAGTCTTTGCTAGGCCCAACAAGGTGATAGGATGTGTCGAGGTTGTATTCATAGACATCCATCTTTGATATACGTGGTAGGTGTTCGATCAACATGTCGTATGACATGTTAGCAGTCCACACATCGCCAATGTGTTCACGTAACATCCACGGGTGTGCGAGTGTGCGATCTTCTGTCAACTCCTGCTTAGCAGTGTAGTCGTATGTGAAGTGCGATGGTTTGTCTAACTTGGTACCTGTGTACATGGTGCGATAGTAGACAACGTTGTCGCCGTCATGTTTCTTGGCGACGATACGCATGCGGTCGCCTTCGCAGATGACAGGTGTGTTGTCATTGAGGAAGTACTTGTTGTGATTGTTGTAGATTACAACAAGCTCAGCAATGTTATCCCCACCAACAAGAACACACACGTCGTTAGTACTGTGACTACCATCAGAGTTAGCAAGGCAAACTCCGCCTCCTTCATCCTTGGCATTGGTGTAAAGCTCTCGATATGCTTGCCATAGTTTCCAGTTGGCTCCGAGGTGTGTGGTGAATGGGAGTTCAACCACTTCGTCATCATAGTTACAATAGATGGCGGTGTAGTCTTTGTCACGGAACGTCGCCTTTGCTGTTGTGAAGTTATACACTGTAGAACGTGTAGTTATACACACGCTCATGCCGTGGCGGAGGAGTGTGGCGATGGCGTACTTGAAGCCTGTACCGAAGAAACCGATGCTGTTGTCGGATGACTTAGCACTTAGGCCGAGTAGTGTGAAGCTGCGACGATCAAACTCGCCGTCATTGTAGAAGCATACGGACTTTGTGATAGACATGGTAGTTGGTGTTCCTTAAGGGTTGTTATTGGTGAGTTGTGCTACGGTGTCGTGTGTGATGTTGTCGCGTTCGTCGTCTTGTGTGTAGGCCTGTATGGCCTGCACGAGGTCTGCACCTGTTCTGTCTAACTGTGTCTTCAGTCGCACATGGCGGGTGAGGTGGTATTCGACTTTCTCTTCAAGCACTGCGTTGCGTCTGCGAAGTTGATCGAGTTCGAAGTCGGTGAGTACTTTAGCTTCGCGAAGTATCTTCACCTCTGTGCGTAGGTTAGCGAGTTCTGTCTCCCACGCACTTAATTCACTCACGAGGTTCATCATTGTCTCCTTCTCTTACTGTTATACAGCGTATATCTGTTTCACTACGATAGTGCTGCTCACAACGACCACATGGATAGACTTCCATGTATGTACCTAGCCATGTGTCGCTATCGTTAGAGCGGTTGTTGGTAGCGAACCACACTTGCCATGTGTTGGTGTGTGGACGGTAGACTAGCATGTGTGCGCGTGTGCCTGGTTGGAGCCAGACATTATTCATCGTCATCAGCGAACTCGATAGTGAGTGTGGTGAAGTTGGTTGGTATGCCTTCATCACTGTCTTCATCACCAATGGTGACATACATGTTACTGACTTCAGGTCCAACTTCACCGCTTTCTGCGATGCAATAGTCACGCATGATGTCTTTGAGGTGTTCGACTGTGAAGGTGAGTGGTGTGCGTTTCATCGTGTTGTTCTCCTTTTCAAAGCTTAAGCCGTACGGTGCGAGGCTAGTCCATTTGTACGTTGCTGATGGCGGTCGCCTGCGCGTCATAGCCATGTCGTTATGATGGCGTATACGAGAAAGCCTAGAGGCCACACAGTGATGAGGCCTAGCATAGCACATGTTGTGATGGTTGTAGGTGATAGTGTAGCTGGTGGATGTGTGCTATACATCACATCGCGTTGGTCGTTGCTCATGTTACGCTGCCTCAAGGAGTTGCTCTGCACAGGTCCACAGAGATTGGTTGATGTTCAAGTTACGACGCACGTCAGAGATAGGACGCACGTTGGCGATGCGATTGTTAGCTGTGATGTATGACATACCACCACGCAAGGCGTTCTCTTGGATGACATTCATCACAGTGTATACGTCGTTCTCTGTATCCTCATCACGACGCACATGGAGTAGGCGTTGACGCATGTCAGCTACGAACGATGCGTCTTTGTCCTCACCCCAACGAGCCTTGACAACTGCGTCTGCTAATGCGATGCGCTCACCTATGTTAGTAGAGCGATTACGCATGGCAGTTATACGCTGTATAAGCTTCGTCGTGTGGATGTGGATGTCCTCGAGTTCTAACATCACCTGTTGCATCAAGTCAGGTGCGCGGTGTGTGAATGCGCGTGAGTAGAACAGGTCGCCTGCGATGACGCCGTTCATGCATGCGAAGCGAATGACACCCATGCACATCTTCAATCGCGTGGTGCCATCGTGGCTGTCGAGTACGATGACTTCAGGTGATGAGCCATCGCGTGTGTCGTAGTATATTGAGCGCATGCGTATCATGACTTTCTTGAAGCGATGATCACCACCCATCACGCTCACCACGCGAAAGCCTTTATTGTGCATATGTAACAAGATGTCGTAGGTGTTGGTGAATGCATACTTCGCACTCATACGTGGATGTGCTTCAGTGGCGAATAGAGAAGGAAAGCGTTTATACATGTCACTGCTATCTGTGAACATGGAAGCAGCTTGCATTGCTTGTTGTTCGTGCTTTGTGAGTTGAACGTTCATATTACACTCCTTGTGTTATACACTGTATATACTATATGACGACATGAGTTCAACTCATACGAGCATCCCTCCTCCATCATATACATTCATTATAGCACATGTACAATCACATGCAAGTCGTCATATATGTATACTATATCATATATAGCACAAATGCCCATTGACCAAACGCATGCATGTGAGATATTCATAAATGGCGTCGTCACATATACATTGTATAACTCTCACATACGCGAGCATCAGGTAGACGCCGGCTCCGCCGGCTGGCGCTACATGTGCTGTGTATATGTGCGTGTGCATGTGCGACGTGATGCGTAGATGGCGATGTATGTGTGGCGGGCGCGAGCGTGCCTGCTGGCTACGCTCGCTTATGTGCTATAGCTGTGTGTCTTTGTTGCACTGTGTGTATGACATCACACTAGACGCAGAAAAGCCGCGCTAGGCTGTGATACCTAGCGCGGCTTATACAGTGTATAACGATGTTGCTATTCAGTCTCTAGCGCAGCGCAGAATAGCAAGATCAGCATGAGCGCAACGTATGCCATGCCGCATGCCATGATGACAGACTGTACCATCACGCGGCCTGCTTGGCGTTAAGATCAGCGTACGCCTTGCGAGCCTTAGCCTTTTCAGCCTCAGACATCTGAGCATCCATGCTAGCCCAGAGCATGTACACATCCTTACGCGTTGCGGCTGACACACCGTCAAGCTTGCCCGATGCATCGAAGGTACCTGCGATGGCAGTCTCAAGAGCCTTCGCAGTCTTGCCCAATGCGGTACGTGCAATAGCCTCTGTACCGCCAGCCTGTGCGTTAGGCGTGCCAGCCTTGAGACTATCGCAGGCCTTGCGAATGTCGGCAGTGGAGATGCTGTCGACCGTAGCCACATCAAGCTGCACCTTGCCCAGCTTGCGAAGCTGCGTCGCAGTGAACGGCACGTGAATGAACTCTTTACGCGTGCCATCGTCGTTCTGTTGTGTGCTGATCACGTAGCACGCATATTTAGACGTGCCCGGGATGCGCTGAATGTTCACATCCCTATCCCATGCCGACAGCTTGTCGATGCCGACAAGGGTTTCGATGTTGCGCAGGGTTTGAATGTTCACCTGATTGAACAATTCAAGCAGTGTCTGTTGACGCACAGTCTGATCAGGCGTCTTTTGCTTGATGCCAAGCAGTGAAGCATACTCTTTCTGTACCTCATCACCCTCTGGCGAAGACTTCCAATGGTCAAGGATGATAGGGCGAACCTTTTCTTCCTTGCTCACAGCGTATGCCACCTTGTCGGCAAGCTCACGCAATGTCGCAGCATGTGCGACAGCGAAGAACAGAGGACCGCTATCCTGTTCACCCTTGAGTGACGCATAGTGCAGGATGTCAGCGCCGTAAGAGGTAGAATTGCGAAGCGTATTCATGACTTACTTCCTTGTGATACGTTGACTAGATGTAGACTACGTTATGTAAGCTATTCATCCAATCAACTATGCCTAATATAGCACATGTAAATCTACATGCAAGCATGTTGTTTTTCACCTGTGGATAACTCAAACACGCTATACAAATCAGGCATTTAGACGCATGGTTATACACTGTATAAACCGAGCCACATATAGCGTGTGCGTATCACACATAGCACACGCATGGCGACATAGTGTCACGCATATATGGGGTATGCCCAAGGGGCGATGCGGCCGCTTCCATGCTACGCCTTGTGTGTGTGTGCTATGTGTCACACCATGTTGCGCCTATGCCACGCTGTGTTGTGTGTATACTACGCGCACGCGAAGCAGTCCCCCGGCAATTCCCAAACCCACGTGCGTGCGTATGCGTGTGCGCGGGGAATGAGCACTATCACAAGCCCCTCGCATTTGTAATTTGTTTGCGAATGATCATGCCCCCCGCCATGTGTGTGTTATAGTATGTATATAGTATAAGTACCTAGCCAGTTTAAAAAGAACGCCTGAAATAGGCCCCTGTGTGTGAGGTCTATGTCAGGCGTTAAGTCGTCTATCACAAGCATATACATTATAGCATACACACAAACACATGCAACCTCGTCACATTCGCACGCTGTGTGTGAGATCGTCACATAATCTACGCTCGTCTCATGAACAGCACCAAGCAGCTAACCGGCCCTTCGGGCCGGACATTATACAGTGTATAGGTTGACTTAACGTTGTACTTGTGCTAGGGCGCTTATGAGTTTGTATGATATGCAAAGATTGTACGACATACAACAATAGGAGTACTACTATGCCAGCATGGGCAGGCGGGTGGGACAATCAATTCGGACAACCTTACGCATTGACGCAGCAAGGTACAGCGACGATGCGTAGTGTTGCACGTCTCACCAACTCTGTAGGTGGTCAGGCATTCGGTGAAATAGGTCGCGCATTGTGTAACGGTGTAGGTGCCAATGCTGATCTCAGCATCAAACAGGTCGCAGCTATTCAGGCTGATGGTATGAACCTCGGCGGTGTGCGGCCTATTGCTACATACGTAGTTGTTCCTCTGCATGCTACCACGATCACGGAGAAGGAAGCCTTCCAAGCACAGATGACACCCACGTGGGCACCTGCTTGGTATCCTGTCGATAAGGCAGGCAGTGGTGGTGGTGGTATGGGTGGTACTATCAACAAGTAGGTAGTATGTACGATGGCTGATGATGCGCAGTGGATTGACGACGCCGCACAACAGCAGATCACGCCACCTGACGCGCCGTCGCCTGATGCGCAGGTTACATCTGATCCCGGTGTGATGGAACGTCTGTATAAACTGTTAGGTCCGTGGAAGTCTGACATTCCAGAACGCTATACCAGCCCACGAGGTGGTCCTCCTGCTGGTGCTGGATACATGGACAGGTTGCGTGAGCTTGGTGCTAACTACACTCGTCCCGGTCAGCCTGCTATGTCTAGGGAAGAGTATGAAGCTGCTGTCATGCGTGATATGTACGCACGTGAGCGTAAGAAGAACCAACGCGCTCCAACACAAGGTGGATCACGCTGATGGATGCTTCACAGTTGGCAGGTGGTAACATCCCTCCTGAAGCTCTCGCAGCATTGCAGCAACAGCAGGGTGGTGGCATGGACATCACTGCTATCCTTGCACAGTTGTCACAGATGTCACCTGATGAAGTCAGCAGCGCACTTGCACAACTCGGCATCAACGTTCCACCCAAACAACTGCAGCAAGCAGCAGAACAATGGGTCGAACAGGCTGGCGACAAAGCGGCTAGCGGTGGTGCTTCTGACGCGGAAGCTCCTGCCGCTGCGGATGGTGAGAGTGATGGTGAAGCTACTCCCGCCAATGCACCAACTGCACCATCCGCACAACCTACTGACGACGAAAGCGCCGAAGCTGCCGCAGGTGTAACAGATGATGAAGCTGCTGAAGGAGAAGCACCTCCAAGTGGTGGTGGTATGCCTAGCGGTGGAGGTGGTATGCCTGTCGGCGGTGGTGGTGGTGCTATGCCTCGCATGAGTGGTGGTGGTGCTGGTGGTGGTGGTCGCAGTGGTGGCATGGATGCACTCATTAGCGCAGCAATGTCACAAGGTGATCCTGCATCTATGCCAGCACCTATGCGCCCGCCGGGTGGTGCTAGTGGCCCGCGTATGCGTGGTCCTGCCATGCCAGGCAGTGGTACACCCGGACCAGCAGCAGGCGACAATCCGCAGATGCGTGCTATGATCCAGTCTATCTATCGCGGTGCTGGTACTGATGCACGTCGAGGCGTTCCCACAGGCGCACGTGGTGCTTCCATCCCTTCAGACAATCCACGTCCGAGTAGAAAGCGCAATGTCTGATCTACCTTTAGCGAATGGATTAGTCATTGATACAAAGACGGGTCAGGCTCTCCTACCGTCAACGTCACCTGATGCAGTCATCAACCAACAAACGAAGAAGTTTAGACAATCCACACGTGACACTACTACCCGCGGTCGTGATCGTAATAATCGGGCAGTGCGTCGTGGTCTGGTTGATTTACCTGCTGATAGTAAGGCAGTAACTACATGTGGTGTTGTATGGCTCTACTTCACCCTTGGCATCAACGACGCAGAGATCGCTGAAGCTACTGGCCTGAAGCTGTCTCAAGTAGACATGATCAAAGGCTTGCAACTCTTCCAGCAGCTAGACACACTCATCAAAGACAACATCCAAGCTCTCACCTCTGACAACGTGCAGAAGCGCATCGATGCTATGTCTGCATCTGCGCTCGACGGCTTGGAGAACTTGCTAGAGGACGAAGAGACACGCCCGGCGACGAAGGCACGCGTGCTGATGAACATGCTCGACCGTGGTGGCTTCTCACCTCGACAGGTGATGGAGCATCGTCACTCACTTGAGGGCGGCTTGGTTATTCGTCACATACGTGAAGTAGCTCAGCCTAAGCAGATGCCTACTATAGACGTAACACCTGTCAAAGGGGTGAAGTGATGGCAATCGTTCCTAACAAAGACGGACAAGGTATCATCGCTAATGGCTTCATCGGTGTTGTCGATGTTAGCTACTGTGTACCTACTACATTCGCTAGTGGCATTCCTACTACTGCCGGCTATCCTAGTGAAATTCGCGTCGATAGTGCTAATGGTGACATCTATCGTAACATCGGTGGCACGCGTTGGATAGATGCTCAGTAAATGGCTCGGACAAGAACAGTCAATGTTGCTGAGCGTCCTGAACTTCTTCTTAAGGAAGGAAGCTTACAGGATCGTTTTCTACATTCTATCGCTAAAGTTCAGATCTACGGCGGTGGCTTCGGCAATGGTAAGACAACTGCAGCAGTCATCAAAGCATTGCAGCTAAGTGACACTTATCCGGGTTCAACAGGTCTCATCAGCAGGTCAACATATCCGAAGCTCAACGACACTATACGTAAGGAGTTTCTCAAATGGTGTCCGCCGACTTGGATAGTCAGCTTCGCAGTTGGGCAGAACGGCGACAACATATGCCATCTAAAGAATGGTACAACTATCTACTTCAGATATATCGCGCAGCAGGGTACAAAGACAGAGAGCAGCTCATCGAACTTGTTGAGCGCCACCTTCGACTGGGTGATCGTAGATCAGGTTGAAGACCCTGAGATCACACATAAGGACTTTCTCGACTTGTTCGGCCGCTTGCGTGGTCGTGCTAGGTATGTTGGCGAAGATACTAACATGCCTGTGACAGGTCCACGTTGGATGATGTTGACATGCAATCCAACCGGCAACTGGGTATATACGAAACTCGTGAGGCCACTCGTACAGTACAAAGCTACAGGTGTTGTGACAGATGACCTCATATGCATGCGCGATGTTGATCGTCGTCCTGTGTTAGATGACAACGGCAAGCCACGTTTGTTGATTG